TTTGTCATGTGGATAGTTACATGTAACTGTCTGAATCGCAGAATTATCAACATCTATGATGATAATCTCTTTGTCCGTTCTCCCTCTGGCAATATCAACCGCCAGACCCGTCTTAGCACAGTTTTCCTTTGCGACAAGAGCCATTCTGATAGGATTATCAGAGACTCTTGGTCTTGAGAACAATTCTCTGAAATGCTCTATACCATACTTTGCGCCTTCTTGCTCTTGTTTACTCTCCTCTTTTGTTCCCCAACTCATTGTATCACTCCCAATCGTCTATTTCAGTCTGGGAAGAAGAGTCAGTGTCCGTAAGGACACCGACTTCTTCAACACAGAACCAACCTGTCGTTGCTAATTTTCCGTCTCCGTCTCGATTCACATAAGGAGAACCGACTACGGCTACAACTGAACCAACACCGAATGAAACTTTAGAATCCTCTTCTTGCGATACATACAAGTCGAGAGGGGCTGATAGAGAGGTCAAATCTAAATCAGATAGAGTTAGAATATAACCACCGCTTTCTCTTGGGTCAATGTGTGCGACTTCCATCACTATACATACAAGAGCATCCCACTTCTCTTTATCAGAGAGAGTATTTACATGGTCTTCGATAAAGTCAAGACCGTCAAGCATAGTAATGTGGTCTGGGATTAGACCAGAACCATCAGACATAAGAGGGGCTTTAGGGAAAATACTCGCAAGGTTTGAATCAAGAGTATATTGCGAAACTCCAGCCTTTGTATACGCTACGCCATTCTTAGATAGATTGGCAGGTATTTGTAGAGGAGAGAAGGTAGGATAATTTACCTTTGCTAAATCTCCTCTGAATTTCATAGGAATCAGTTTCGGCGCATCCTCACTACCCTGTTCTCTACCTAAGAAAAGGCAGGTTCTTTCTAAATCAGAAGTCGCTCTTGCCTTTCCATATGCGTAGTTAGGAGAACCCGAAGGATATGTAGGCGAGGTTTTGTTCTCGATACATACGAAGTAACCTGTGCCGTCTCCAATATCTGTCGCTTGTTTAGGCAACTTGTCACCGGACATTTCTCCCAATTCAACTGCAAAAGGAGTCTTGTTTGTAAGTGTAGGATTGTGAACAATCCTATATCCGCCTTGCGAATCATCATGTAGATACAGAGTGATAAGACCTTGTGCTACAAGGTTCTTTCTGCCTTCTTCGTCTAATGTCTTCAACATATTCTGATACTTTGTGTAAAACACTTTACCCCAATCTTTGTATCTTGGACTACTCAAGAACATACCTTCTAACATAGTGCATCCACTACGGGATAGTCTTGCTTTCTCTGCTCTCATTTCAGCCGCTGCCATTCGCAAGGTCTTGTTTTCAACCTCTGCTTCTGATACACCCGCCGCTACGAGTGACACGGCATGTGTGTCCTTAGCCTTCTTGTGTCGTGCGAGTAATTCATTCAATGAACAACCCACATTCTTTGCTACTCTTTCATACATCTCGCTACTTATCATCAGTTTTCACCTGCTTCATATTTCCGTTATACCCATGTCCTTATTAATCCCTCGATGCCAACATACGACAGAAATCCCAACGGACTATTGTCTCATCACAACCTTGCAGTATGTCTCTTTCGCTGATAATAGAGGACTCTATAACTCGCATCTTTGCTTCTGCTGATGCGTCTGAATTGACGGCATAATCGAAGACCTTTCGGATAACTACCCTCATAGGCATATCCTTAGTCAGACCTACCGCCATGTCTACACTTCTTTCCTTTGCACATATGCGAAGGAAAGTCTTAGGATTAAAATCTGATACATCAAGACTTAGAACAAAGGAGTCTCTATCTTGGTGTGTTACTGTATTGTATGCTTGAAGACAATTAATAGCATTTCTCAAATCGCCTCTGTGAGCGTGTGCTATTGCTCTGATATGTTCATCGGGAACATAACAGTTTTCTTTGTTGGATATGTAGATTAGTTTCTCGATAATAGCATCTATCTCTATCTCTTTGAAATGACGAAGTTGACACCTCGACTGTAGGAAAGGAGTGACTTTGCTAATATCATTACAAGTCAGAACAAAATAACAAGTTGCGTTTTCGATAACACCTTTAAGTGCGTCTTGAGCCTGTAAAGTAAGTCTATCTGCTTCATCTAATAAGATGATAGTCTCCCACATACCACTCTGCGACATAGGGATGATTTCTTCTTCGATAAACTCTATACCTCTGGTTCTTTTGCTACTCGCATTGTAGATATGCAAATTGAAATTAAGATGCCTTGCTAATAGATATGCTATTGAGGTCTTGCCTGTTCCAGCACCGACACTATGGAGGAGGAAATGATTCATATTTTCTGATGTAATATTCATCATCTCTGATACTATTATATCTTGACCTACGACTTCTTCAAATGTCTTAGGTCTATACTTCTCGCACCAAATCATCTCATCATCTCCCTCATATCTCTCATGTGTAGGGCATACATATCTTCATCATAAATCTGTTGGCACTCAAGACACAAAGTCATAGAAGTCTTTGCTATACTATCTTTACATATTTCGCAGAGAGGTATTCCTTCTTTTTTGAGAATCCTCTTTACAAGAAATCTACTTACTCTCTTCATTCCTCTTCACCCCATGTCTTTAGGAAGTCGTCAACTAAAGGAACGAGTCTTCTATACATACCGAGAGGAGACATACCCGTAGTATCAAAGAATATGCTCTGATGGGCATATTGCGTTTCCGATAATACTTCATCAACGGGTTCCAACTGCTCGCTTATATGTGCAAAGCCTGTAGCACCACGATTAATTAGAGTCTGTTGGTTTGCGTCTAAGCGTATTACCATCCCACCCATGTTAAGTATATGCAAGGCTTCGTTGGTATGTCTAACATCATCAATAATAGCAACGCCGTAACCTTGTTTGTCAGCATATTTCTGTAGTCTCTCAACCCAATAGTCGGGGTCAACTAATGCCCTACGACCTTGACCCCATGCTTGAAGAAGAGGTCTTGTGCGAGTCTTATCTTGTGCTTCTAATAAATCCCATAAGTAACGAGCCTCACGCTTCTGTTGCTTATGGAAAAATGCCTGTGCTACTTCTTCTCTAAGACTTTCTGCGAAAGATAGTATGGGTAAGTCGAATTTCTGTGCAAGCAGACCAGCAAGAGTAGATTTACCGGATTTCATATTTCCGCATATACCTATGTATAATGTCATAACCACACCCCCTTGCGGGAGTGAGAGACGGAACGCTTTGCGCTCTGCTTCACCGCCTCTTCACCCCCTGCGGAGGTATCTTTCCCATATCCCTGTATACCTTCTGGGAAGCAGTCGGTACAGAGAGGAAGTGAAAGTGCTTGTTTGTCTGTAATCTCGCCCATATCGTGTATAGGCGCACCACAATAATACTTACCTCCTTTGGAAGTAAGGTGCGATTCGTTGTTAGTCCTGTGGAGTCTCCATTCCGCTTTGATTCTCACCATATTAGTGAGTAAACCCCATGTCCTTATTAATCAGACGGTCTTCTCTGACATATCAGACATTCAGACCAATCCTCTTGTATCAGCCTCATTTGTTTACAACCTAAACATCTAATGGCATTCTTTTTTTCTGCAACAGTCATACTCGAATAAGGTCTTGTAAACACTAAGTCTTCTTCGTCTTTGATAATCGAATCATCAATCGCATAGACAGAATTGATAGTCATTGTACCATCCCCAACATCAACCTTATCTGTTCCTGTCTGTATTATCTGTATATTTTTAGCAAGCATAGCAGAGAGGCTTGCGTCAGAAGGCATTACTCTAAAATTACCTTCTTCTAAAAGAATACTCGCAACGGCAGAACGGGTCATTTCACCCCTCTCGAAGAGGATTTCTGCAATCCTTCTTCTTATTCTGGCGTTTGCGTTATTTTTAGCCACATACTGTCCTTAACTTTGCGATATTTAACTACTCGTCTAACATACCTATGTAAGCCACCGACAACTCCCCAGAACCCTCTACATATTTATCATCGGAAAAGTATCTACTTTTTCGATTAAAAAGTATTCTAAACAACCTGTCAAGGACTTCGCCTTTCATAGGCATTAGCAAAAAGAGCCACATCAATATCATACAACCCTCGAATGTCAGAGCCATGAAACAACATTCTCCTTAGTCTTCTTCATTTTCTTAGGTAACTTATCTCTGGGGATTTGCGCTCTAATAAGATTAGCAACTTCACCGTCTTTTATTATCATATCTCTATACTTATCGCTTTCTCTGAACATATGCAATTCGCAATCCTCTACTTTCTTTTTCTTTTTGGGGAATGCTGGTCTGTGTTTTACAGGACTTATACCAAAACAAATAGTGGCTTGTTGCATATCCTCTGAACACCAACGGAAAGACTTTGCTAAAAGTCTGTATATCTCAATGTCTCTGACATTCTCTCGTAGAAAGGAAAGCATAAGAGGAACAGGAACCCTCTGTGTATTATTCCAGACCCTATTCCTATCTTGCCAACGAAGTGTCGCTTGAATCGCAGATATGTAATCTCTATTGCCTTTCTTTAAACTTCTATCGTAGATAACTCTATCATCGTCAATCTTAGGTGCTTTATCGCAGACTATTATCATTCTGTATTTTATGTAATCGAGCCAACCTACACAATCCTCTGCGTCTGGTCTTTTGATGTGACAGATAACCGTAGTATCAATAGAGGGAGATGTGAAAAAACCATCACCCTCTATGTATTCGCCTACACGGTAAGGTTCAGCATCAAGCGTAAAAATGAGCATCCCCATCATACTCACCTATCAACTTTGTAAATTCTTTAACACCGTTAGAATTTATGCGACTGATTAGAAGTCCTCTACTTGCCATAATTCGCAGATGCCTTGATACAGAATAGACAGTTATACTACACGACCTCTGCGGTAGCGTCTCGATAGCCTTTGGCAGAAGTTGGTCTGCCGTAAACCAATCGGATAACTCCCACTCTTGGACTGCGGCTTCGACTGCTGAACCACGATACTTCTTACTCATTGTGGAACCTCCCATTCTGTGTCTACTTCACGGTGGACTATGTCTAATAAATCTAACATCTCCATACACATAATATCTTCATCTGCATGTCTCTCCAATAATTCTCTGAACCTATCGAAGGCTAATGCTTTGCGCTCATACTCACGAAGAACATCTATTGTTTCTTCGTAAGTGTAAGGCTCTCGTTCATCTAACTCGACATTACCCCAACATATCTGCGATACTTCTTCACATAATTCCTCTACTTGTGGTGTATACCACTTCTCATCAAATCTAATCATACCTATTCTACTCATTCAATATACCCCCTTATCCCATAACCAACAGTCTTCACATATTGGTTCATCGTCTTTCCATTTCATGTCTTCTGCTTCACAATGCTCTCCGCACTCTTTACATTCCGGCATCATTCTTCCTCCGCTAACAAAACCATAAACGGGTCGTTCATATAAACCCATCGTTCAAAAGAATCCAATTGAGACCTGCTAAGACCCCAAATCTCACGCACAGATGTTTTAGGAACGGGATAACGACCAGCATACCACTTGAGACCGTCTTGGGTAAGCAGAGCAATCAGACCATCATCACACATCTGTTTAGCAATATCTGGATAATCTTCTTTAGGTATAGTGCGAGAGATAAGAACCATCAGACTTTTGTTTCGCCACTTAACTTTCTCTCCGGCTTTCATAATATAACCTCCAAACCAAAGCATTCAACTTGTCATTCTTTATTTCGCAGACAGAACAAAACCTCTTCTCTCTATTCGTCTTCTCCGCTTTGCATCCTATCGTCAAACATCTTCTTGCCATACGGCTACCCCCAGACAGTAATCACAGTGCAATTGCTTTTTATTGGATTTAACTGTAAATTTAGACAGACATACATGGCGATTGCATTTCTTACAATATCTTGTCAACTTAGCACTATGGAAGTTTCTACTCCCAATATATTTCTGTCCGTATTTCATAACCATTCCTCCTTATTTCCCTGTCCTATATTAGCAAATATATGCGAGATAACATCAACAGTCCAACCATTACCAAGAGTCTTGTATCTCT